AAGATGCGCCTGCTCCAGAAGTTTCATCTTTGAGAAAAAAGATTTATGAGCTTGAGGAAGAGTTGAAATCGAAAGATGCACTTAGACTTTCTATGAGTGAGTTAATTGGTAGAACAAAAACGCAATTAGTGCAAGTGCAGAAAGAACGCGAACAATATGTAAAGCTTCTTACCGAATGGAAGATATATGATCTTCTCTTATCCGCCACCTCGAAAAGAGGGGTGCCAGTGCATATTCTTTCGGCACGTTTGCCAAAGATTAATGCCGAAATATCGAAAATCTTAGGAACAAATACTAATTTTACAATTGAACTCGAAGCACCCATTGATTCGAATACAATGAATATATTCATAGATTATGGTGATTCCACTCGCCCTATAGAATGTGCCTCTGGGATGGAAAAAATGCTCGCTTCTCTTGCAATAAGAGTAGCCCTAATAAACGTCTCAACCTTGCCAAAATCCGATATCTTGATTATTGACGAAGGTTTTGGAACACTTGATGAGGTTAATATTGTTGCGTGCAACCGTTTACTGCAGAGCCTTAAGAAGTATTTTAAGTGTATATTGGTTATTTCACATGTGGAAGGAATCAAGGATAGTGTGGATAATGTGATCGAGATTCAGAAGGATGGCGTAGATGCTACAGTTAGAATCATTTGACAACATTCGAATTATGGTTGATGAATCATTTGTAAAGGTTCCACTATCATGTCCGGTATGCAATTTTCTTTTTAGAGACTCTGAGGATCATGATTCATATTTGGAGTTTAAGTGCTGCTCCGCCTGCTGTCTGCAGTTTGCATGGCCAAACAAAGTGGCGTGGAATAAAGGGTGGCGACCATCACATGAAATGATAATCGATTTTAGGAAGAATAGATTGTCGGTGCCTAGTTATACAGTGCGAGGTTAAAATGCTTACAGATGAACAAACCAATTCTTTGGGAAATATCGTTAATTCGTCATGGGGTAGATCTTCTGACGACACATATAATTGCAAAGTGTTAATGGACGGAAATCGAATAAAAATGATGTATAGTACAATGGCGTATTTTGCGTCGGAGGCAGCTATGTCAACTCAAACGCGGCGGTTAGCTGAAGAGTCTAATGACAGAGTTGTTGCGTTTGTAGATGTCATTAAGAGCGAGTTTAAAGATGTAACAGGCGTAGGCCTAAAACTTGAGAAGGTTGGTGATAATGACACTCTTGAGCTTGTAAATGCATCATCATTAAGTCCAAGGCGCGTTTGTGTTTTTCGCAGAAACGTAATTTTTGAGATCAGTAACTAGTAAAAAATGAATGGTAAAAAAAGGCAGGTTCAAGAGATAATCAAGTGTGGAAAAGAACCGCTTCACTTTATCAACAGGTACGTTAAAATCCAACATCCTGAGAGGGGAACGATATCTTTCGACACATACGATTTTCAAGATGAGTGTGTCGAAAATTTCATAAACAATAGATTTAATGTTATATTAAAGTCAAGGCAGTTGGGTCTTTCTACTCTTGTTGCGGCATATTCGGCATGGTTGGCATTATTTTATAAAGATAAAAATATACTTGTAATCGCAACAAAGCTTAGCGTTGCAATGAATTTTATTAAAAAAGTAAAAACAGCGATTAGAAGTTTGCCTTCATGGCTTGTATTACCTGAAATTACTGGCAACAACAAGCAAAGCGTTGAGTTTAGCAACGGCTCAAGTATTAAGGCGATTCCTACGTCAGACGACGCTGGTCGTTCGGAAGCATTATCTCTTTTAATTGTAGATGAGGCGGCTTTTGTTAGGAATTTTGACGAGCTGTGGATGGGGCTTTATCCAACACTTTCAACGGGTGGACGAGCAATTATTCTTTCTACACCAAATGGTGTCGGTGGTCAATATTACGATATTTATCAAAAGGCAGAGTCTGGTGAAAATCCATTTCACCCAATTAAGTTGCCTTGGGATGTTCATCCCGAGAGAGATGCCGAGTGGTTTGATACTGAAGCGAAAAATTTAAGCGAAAAACAAATAGCTCAAGAATTAATGTGTGATTTCGCTGCCGCAGGTGATACATTTTTAACTGCAAATGAAATCGATTACATCAGAAAGACCGTACAACCTCCGTTGGAGCGCTGGGGCCCAGAGAATGCTGTTTGGGTGTGGAAATATGCGCTAAGTGAACACAAATATTTGATATCAGCAGATGTGGCCCGCGGCGATGGAGCTGATTATTCTGCGTTTCATGTTATAGATACAACAGAGTCAGAAATTGTTGCCGAATTTAAGTGCAAAATTCCGCCCGATCAATTTGCTGTAGTTTTGGCTGAAGCTGGAAAACGATATGGAGATGCAACTATTGCTCCAGAAAGTAACACATACGGTTACGCTGTTTTGATGAAGCTAAAAGAGCTTAATTATCCAGCGATTTATTTCGCAAAAGAGAAAGATAGGTTTGCAGTGATGTATGGCGATGGAAATATTGGAAAAGCTGGTTTCTCAACCTCTGGTGTTTCTCGTCCTAAGATTTTGACAAAGCTTGAAGAGGTCATTAGAAATAAACAAATAACTGTTCGCTCATCACGATTATACGAAGAGCTAAAGACGTTTATTTGGAAGGGTCAAAAGGCTCAGGCAATGCGTGGAAAGAATGATGATTTAGTAATATCTTTAGCTATTGGTGTTTGGCTTTATGACACTTCGTCAGCGTATTCGAAGCAGTCCGTTGATCTTAATGCAGCAATGCTGGCAGCAATGGGCGTAAATAAGTCCGGGCCAAAAGGTGTGTTGGATCCTAGAATGAAGACGATGCAAAATGTCAATCCTTTTAAGCCAGTTATTTTAGATGGAGCAGCCCAAACAACCAATACTGGGATAGAAAATCCTCTTTCTGATTTCTTATGGCTTTTAAAGTAGTAAAATAAAACTAGATATTTACGATTAGGTGCTAAAATGGCAACACAAGAACCAGGTCTATTTAGAAGACTAACACAACTGTTTAGAGACGGTCCGACAATTAAGCGTCGTGTTCGTGCATTCGATGGAAATGACCCCAAGCAGGGCTCGTCACTCCAGCAGTTTAGAAAATCACATTCAGACGTTTATTCAAACACAATGAGTGCATATGGGTCATTTGATAGAATGTCTCGATATTCTGATTTTTCAGAAATGGAGTCAACGCCTGAAATTGCTAGCGCACTAGACATTTATGCCGAAGAAACAGTTTCCGCCGATGACAAAGGAAATGTTCTCCACATTTATTCTGAGAATAGAAAGATTAGAGAACTGCTTCATACATTATTTTATGACACGCTAAATGTCGATTTTAATTTGCCAATGTGGGCCAGAAACCTTTGCAAATATGGCGATTTTTTCCTATTTAACGATGTTTCACCCGAGTTTGGTGTAATTGCATGTTATCCAATTCCAATTGCAGAAATTGAGCGCGAAGAAGGGTTTGATCCTGAAGATCCTGCTGCTGTTAGGTTTCGTTGGATGACACAAGGAAATCAAATTTTAGAAAATTGGCAGGTTACTCACTTTAGACTTCTTGGAAATGATTCATTTCTACCATATGGGTCTAGCGTTTTAGAGTCTGCCAGAAGAATTTGGCGGCAGCTAATTCTTATTGAAGATGCGATGCTTGTTTATCGTATTATACGCGCGCCTGAGCGTCGTGTATTTAAAATTGACGTAGGAAATGTTCCACCTGAAGACGTTGCAACTTATTTGGAGCAGGCAAAGAATTCGTTAAAGCGTGAACCTGTTGTCAACAAATCAGATGGTCGTGTCGACTTAAGATACAATCCACTTAGTGTCGATGAGGATTATTTTATTCCAGTTCGAGGTGGCGATTCAGGTACCGACATTCAATCACTTGCAGGAGGCCAGAATACCTCGGCAATTGAAGATGTGCAGTATATCCAGGCGAAACTTTTTGCTGCCCTTAAAATACCTAAGGCATATCTTGGTTATGATGAATCAATCGGTTCTAAGGCAACACTGGCTCAGGAAGATATTCGTTTTTCAAGAGCCATAGCCAGAATTCAGCGGACAGTTTTGGCAGAATTAAATAAAGTAGCAATGATTCATCTTTATTCGCATGGATTTTCCGGCGAGTCTTTAGTCGATTTTGAGCTCAAGCTTTCAAATCCAAGCTCAATAGCCCAACAGCAAAAGCTTGAACTCATTTCAACAAAGTTTGATATTGCCGGAAAAGTTCCAGAAGGAATGGTAGATCGCAGATGGGTACAAAAACATGTACTTGGGTTGACAAACGAAGAAATTGAATTCGTAAATCAAGGTAGAATAGATGAGAAGCTTCTTGATGCTGATGTTGAGGCAGCCGGTACCGGTGAAGAAGCTGGCGGCGAAGATATGGGTGGCGGCGAAGATGAAGGAGGTCTGTTTGCAGCAGACATTCCGACCGGCCAACTTTTGATAGGTGATTCAGATGAAGATGATGAAGATGATGAAGATTTCATATCGAAATTGTCGATAGATGACGAAGACGCACCAATTAAGGTTGATAAAGTTGTAAAAAATGTTTTTGGCGGCCGCTTGAAGAAAAGAAAAAATGCAAAAGGGCCAAGTTATACTGGAATGCCAGATATAAAGAATATTGTAGGTGTAGGATCCACAACGAGGTCAAGAGACACCAGTAATCAACCTTATGATAAAGATTCACTGCGAAATCCTTTCGCAGAGTCTCTAAGTGCAAGGATTGGATTTGGTTCTACAAAACCTCGCATGAATTTAGATGTGGTAAAAACGTTATCAAGCCTCGATGGCTTAATAAATAATTCTAGAAGCGAACTTTTGGCAGAGGATAGTACAAGCATTGTCGACGACAATCATTTAACAGATAATGGAGAAGATCAAAATGGCACGCCATAACAAGAAAAGGAATGTCGGTCTCATATATGAGCAGCTTATTATGAGAATGAGTAGAGCCTTAGTTGAAAATGACACCAAAAGAATTAAAACGATCAAGAAGATAATAACTGAGCATTTTGCAAAAAATACCGAACTTTATAAAGAGTTTAGACTATTTAATGCGCTAATTAGAACTTCGGGCGTTTCTGAGTCATTGGCGACAAGAATTCTTGGCGAAACACAGAAAGCAGCTAAAAATCATAATGAAAAAGCATTAGACAGTGAGAAGTCTTCGCTTATAAGGGATATTAACTACAAGCTCAATGAGTCAAATTTTTACGATCAAAGGGTTCCCGATTACACAAATTACGCAACGATTCAAACATTATTAAATGGTTGGCGTAATGAACAGCATGATATTAAGACAATGATTTCTCACGAAAAGAAGATTCATGAATGGCTTCAGAGAAACGAAGCAGAACCTGTTTTTGAAGAACAAAAATCTCCAAAGATTAATGATTTTACAGTTGCGATAATGCAGGAAAAGTTTTTAAAGAAATACAATGGATCACTTGATCAACGGCAAAAGAATTTACTTGAAACTTATCTGGCAGAGAATTTTGAAAAGCTTGGTTCTGAACTTGAAAGTGTTGAAAAAGATCTTGCACGTGCATTGCGCAAATATAGAAAGGTTGGAAGCAATAGAATTTTGCTTGAAAAAACAGAAAAAATTCAGTCTCATATCGAAACATTAAAACTACAACCAAACCAGCAAGGAGCAATTAAAGGCATGGTTTTATGTCAACTGCTTAATGAGCTAAATGGAGAAATCAATGACAGATGAAAAAATGAATCTATTGTGTAGCTGGACACCATTCGACTATACTTCTGACATGATTCAAGAATCCAAAGAATTAAATGGTGGCAAGATAGTTTTAAAGGGAATCTTGCAAAAGTCCGATACTCTAAATCAAAATGGCCGTGTTTATCCGCGCATAATTTTAGAGCGCGAAATAAGAAATTATCAAAAATTTATTCGTGAAAATAGAGCTCTTGGTGAATGTGATCATCCAGATTCATCTGTTGTTGAGTTGAAAAACGTTTCTCATATTATAAGAAAAGCTCACATGGACGGCGAAGTTGTGTATGGCGAAGTTGAGTTGCTTGATACTCCTGCCGGCAAGATTTTGCAGTCGCTGGTAGAATCCGGTGTGACACTTGGAATTAGTTCGCGTGGTGTAGGATCAACGATTCAGCAAGGCGATCACAGTGTCGTCCAGGACGATTTTCAGTTAATTTGTTGGGATTTTGTGAGCGAACCATCTACACCTGGTGCGTTTATGATGCGCGAAGGTAGAGAGATATCGAGAAAAGAATTAAACCAGTATTTTAACGCAACCGATAGAATTGATAGAATTTATAACGAAGTTTTGGATTGGGAGAGTGAGTAATGGCTTGGAACAGTAAACCAAATTATGCACCAGGTAATTTAACCGTCAATGAGGGCTATGTTCCGGCGTATCAAGGTTCGGGCAAACCATTTGCAGTTACGGTAACCACGAGCACATCAGCACAAGAGATTAAATTTCCAACTGTTACCAGGTGGATTCAGGTAGCCAACACAGGTGCGACCACCGAGGATCTATTAATCGGTTTTTCAGAAAATGGGGTTGATGGTAAAGAGAACGACTATTGGTACGTGCTTGAACCTGCAGCAGATGGTGGCGGTTCTACTGGTCGGTTGGAGCTTAAGTGTAAGAGTATTTGGATAAAATCATCTGGCGGCACGCCAGTTTGCTCTGTTATTGCCGGCTTGACGAATATCGGTGATCTTACAACTGTGCTGACTGGCTCCAGGGGAGTAGGGTAAATAATATAATGGCAAAAGTATCGAGAAGTTTATTGAAGAATCTGGTTAAAGAATGTCTTGTTGAAATTTTGGCGGAAGGATTGGCAAATCCTGGTACAACGACCGAAGCAAAGATTTCTAAACCAGCAAAATCTCGTCAAAAGACATACCCAAAAAGAAAACATCCCACAGATTTTATGGAAGTGAACACCGGCGATTCAAATCCTCGTCCGGTTCAGGAAAACGTTCGTCATCGAATTAATGCTGCGGCAGGCGGTAATGATGTTCTGCGAGATATTCTCACAGACACAGCACAAAATACCCTTCCAAACATGATTGCCGCAGATAGTCGCAGCACTAGCGGCGATGCCCAACGCCAAGTTCATGGCGATGCGGCAACAAAGGTAATGGCAGGAGTAGATCCGATGGATTTGTTTGAAGGTTCTTCAAATTGGGCTGCGCTGGCATTTTCAGATGCAAAAGCTTCTGCAAATTCTTGATTTTTTTTGCACAAGCTTGATATTTAATTTTGAGCAATGCTCATGGAGATTTTATTATGAGACGTAAAGCAAAAAGACTTACCCCTGCACTCCTTAGAAAGATTGTTTTGCAGGAGACAAAGAGGGTACGACGTTCTCGAAGAGTTCGAGAGGGTTTAAGCGGTGATTTGGAACCAACTGAGAAAGTTAGCGCCGACGAAGTCGATGCTGATAAGCTCGGTACTTCTGCCGCATTAGAGAAAGATATCGATCACGCCAAAGCACTTAAGCTAGAGGAAGTAAAGCTTTCTCGGCGGATTAAGAAGATTAGAGAAGCCCGCAAACGTGTTAGAGCACGCATTGCGCGGAGACTTTAATCATGGGAGCTAAGCAAGGAACAACAATGACCGACGCTAGCGCCCGTGCTCTTGGCCATCGCGGCCAGGAGACACTTTCATCGCTCTATTCTTCTAGTCCTCTATATACGGGAACACCAGATCAACTACTTGACGATGGCAGCTTAGGAGCACCAATGCGAGAATGGTATGATACAAATGTACTAAATATCGCACAAAACCAAAATTCTTTATTCGGTGAAGTTTCTATGGATTATGGAACTGCTCCGGATATTTCCACAGTTGCAGGTGGTGGCGAGGGCGCACCAGCTGGACCATACGTTCCTAACCCGGCATCCCCAGGAGAAGGAAATGGCGCGAATCCAGCAGCTCAACCAGCACCGCCAGACGGATATGCAGATAGTCTTCCATCATCAGGAATGGGAAGCACCGAAGGTCCATCCCAGACTTCACCTGCGCAAGGCGGGTTTAGCTTAACGAACTTGCCAACTCCTGGAAACGCTACAACGTAAGGAGTCGCTAAGTGTCAGGCACTGAGCAAACTTGGAACTGGGTCGGTGGTACCAGCTATGGAAATGGTACTTACGGCCTGGGTTCTGCACAAAAACATGCGGCCGCCGATAATCCGTTTTATGATCCAGGTCTAAGCATAACAGCTGCAGATTTTCAAGAAGGAGTTTTAAGAGCTCAGCTTATAAGAAATTGGAATGGAAGGTTAGGAAGTGGAGTTAATAATCAGTTTGGTCCAGTAGATATGACGTTTGGTTTTACCACGGAACTTTCAGAAAATCAACCTCCATTAATTACTCGTACGACAATTGGGGGCGAGGAAACGAATGGTTATGCTGGATCACCAGCCGGTGGTTTTGTTCCAAATCCGTCATCACCTACCAATGAGAGTACATCACCGACTGACATTCCTAAGGCACCTAATGGATCTGAATATGCGGAGAAATTGCCATCATCAGGTAAAGGTAGCACCTTGTCTCCTGGAGATGTTGATATTGCTGCAGATGGTGTTGCTTTGGTAGGTACTGGGTTGGTAAAAGGTATGCGCCCTGGTCGAACTGGAGTAGATGAAGCCAATGGAGCTTCATAATGCCGTTCCCGCCCCAGCCAACAACGATTATCACTTATGGTAAACGCTATAGTGATGGAACATGGGCCAAAGGAAGTTCGTCATCTGCAATTGCTTTAAAGCAGTTTCCGAAAACTCAAGATATACTTCCTAATAGCGAGACATTGTGGAATGATTTTCGTAATGGGGTTTTACGGTCAGATGTAGATGGGTACGATGGAGATTCACTTCCACTTTCGGTTGATTCGAATGGCGAGATTCATGCGTTTAGTAGATCATTTTCTGATAATTCACCACCCGATTTATCTGAGGTAACGTGGACGTCTGGCGGTGATCCTGCTTCTCCATTTACACCTTCTTTGACGTCTCCAGCCGCTGGTGGAGATATTAATGCAGGATTTGATTATACCCAAATGCCACAAGGACCAAATTTATACACGACATCAGAAACAAATCCTGCTATTGCAGATGGTGGGTGGGGTGAAGGTCCTGGATGCACCGCCCCAGATCGATCTCCAAATATGTCATCAAACGCGCAATCTAGCGCCGGCGGAACTGCAACAAATCCAGCATATATCATGGGTCAGTGGGGATAATTTTGGCATTTCCTACGTCTTCAAAGATTAATCGTGCAAATCATTACGACGCCCGCGATGATTTAGGGTATGGCCGGTTATCTACAAAATTTCATGCTCCTCGTTCATTTGATCAATATGCACCGCCTGTAGTAGATGATCCAGATGCTGAAGACGCTGTTGCCGATGATACATATGAGGCGGTGCTTAAAAAATTGCTTGGTTATGTTCCAGTTGATTCATTGGCAAAATATGGTACTGACCCTTTTTACTTTGTCGGTGCGGCAACTAAATTAAAGGAATCCACAGCAAGGGGAATGGTGCCGTTTCCAAAAATGTATTCAGATCGCCAAACAGTTTCAGGTGGAACAGCACAAAGATTACCTGCCGGCCCAACACTTGGTTTCCGCACTAGAATTCGTCCTACTGGCACAAAAAAAGGTTTTAGCCAGGCACCATATCCATCATCTCCCTCTGTAGAAGTGGATGAACCCAAATATTCGTTAAATACAATTTTAAACACAGATCACGACGAAGAGCACGTTGAAATGTTGCGAAATTTGGTTTCTTTAATCCATAAACAGCAGGAAGCCGAGAATATTCCCGAATAAGATGATAATTACCATTGAGCTGCCCGAGAGATAAAATATGAGTACTTCACTATATACCGAAGCTATTTTAGAGGTTGAAGACCTTAAGAAAATGGCGGAGGAAAATGCAAAAAATAAAATTATTGAGGCTGTAACACCAAGAATTAGAGCCCTTATTGAATCACAGCTGTTAAGCGAAGATGATTCTGATGAGCTTGTTGTTGGTGATTTAGAAAATATTGTTGATGACGTTGCTGACGACATTGACATTGTTGATCTTGCGGCAGAAATTCCAGCTGCAGTAGACGAACCAATGGGTGAACCTGCCGCTGCTCCAAAAATTGCTATTGATGTGCAGGGTGACCTAAATATTGATATGGATACTGCAGATGTAGGCGATGATGAAGATTTATTGCTTGGTCGCGGTCTTAGCGATGTTGTTGAAAATTATATTCTAAATAAGCGAAACACTAAAGCTCGGGTAAAAACCCTTGCAGAGAATGTTATGAAATTAAAATCTGCTTTGCGCAAGACTGATTTACGAAAGACGACGTCAGCCAAAGCAAATATTGCTGCATTGTACTATGCAAAATTAGTTAATGAAGCCGTCAGTTTGGTGTCTGAGGGTATAATTATGGAGGAGTCTGTTGATTCGAGGCTCTTAAGCCAGCTTACAATAATCATAAAGGAGATAAAGCACATGGCAAGAAGAAGAGATGCGGCCGCTTTTCGCAGACTTCTCGAGGAACTTGAGGCAGATCAAAGTCTTAAGGAAATGATTCGAGAGGAAGAAGAGGTTGAGGCCGAGGTGACCGATGATGTCGCCCTAGAAGATGATGTCGAAGTTGACGTTGAAGAAGAGCCAGCTGAAGCGGACGTTCCTGCAGCGCAGGATGCGCTTGGTACTCTGGCCGCTGCGCTTGGCATGAGTGAACCTGAAGCACTTGAGGATGTTGAGGTTGACGTCGAGGAAGATTTTGAAGTCGAGGACGAGGTTGAGGACGAAGAAGTGCTTGAGCTCGGCGAGGCTGATGAGATGTATGAAATTGATGAGTCCATGCTTCGACGAGAGCTTAAACGCCTTCGGGAAGAAGCAGTTCAGGCATCAGATGCAGATCCAGACGGTGCAGAAGAAGTGGGTGATCCCATGGCTGCTCAGGCAGATTGGGGTGGCTCAGATGAAGTTATTGATGTTTCTGAGGAAGATCTTGTTAATGCGCTTGCAGAAGAGCTTAATAGAGTCCGCAGACCAAGACGTCGTTCCACAGCACGTCGAACTCGGCGTCTTCGGGAAACAGCCCGTCGCCGTCGCCGTAATACACGCCCAACGCGTTCTAAAAATACAGGTCGGGCAGTCAAGGCTGAAAGAGCAGTTGTAAAGCTTCGCTCGCAGCTTAACGAAATGAATGTTTTTAATGCAAAGTTGCTTTTCGCAAATAAGCTCATGCAAAATCGTGATCTATCCGCAAAGCAGCAGCGCGCTATCGTCGAAGCACTTGATAGTGCCAAGACAATCAACGAGGCAAAGCTTCTTTATAAGAGTCTTAGCGCTTCGTTATCAAAGGGTGGCAAAACTCTCTCAGAGGGTAAGAGTCGCCTGCTAGCGTCATCTTCCAGATCAGCTCGGTCGGCATCCCCGGCAAATAGTGGAGCTGAGGTTGATCGCTGGGCCCTTCTTGCTGGACTCTCCGGCAAGGACAACAAGTAATAAACCCTTCACTTCACTAAACATTAAGGAGAAATAAATGTCTACGAAGTTTTCACTCGAGCAGTTGACGGAGGGTATTCGCCAGCGGCACCTCGGTGCGCAGAACCGTCAACTTGTCAGTAAGTGGTCCAGAACCGGACTGCTTCGTGGTCTTTCCGGCCAACACCGGGAAAATATGGCCACAATGTTAGAGAATCAGGCTGCACAGGTCCTTCGTGAGCAAAGCTCACTTGGTACCGGCGCTGGTTCTACGCTTCCTTCCGGCGACCTTCGTGGTTTCCAGAATGTTGCATTCCCAATTGTTCGCCGCGTTTTCGGTGGACTTGTTTCAAATGAGCTGGTTTCAGTTCAGCCGATGAGCTTGCCTTCTGGCCTGCTTTTCTATCTTGATTACACGTATGGTACTGCCGTTGGTGGTGGACCAAACTCATCTCAGTACCAGTCAGGTTCTTCAATTTATGGAGCGCCTCCAGGAAAGGGTGTTCGTTCAGGTGCACTTGGTATCGGTGGTCAATATGACCTTGCCGGTTCCGGTTATTCTCGTGTTTATGCACACAAGGCCTTGACTGTCGCTGCCGGCGCAAATAATATCGTTGCTTCCGGTGCTTATGCCGCGTCGAACACAATTAACGGAATGCAGGGTAGCCGATCAATGGTGACCACCGGTTCTGACGCTCGTCTGCTTATGTTTGATCCACAGATCACAACTGCGATTGAAGATGAGGCCGGCCTCGCCGGAGCTCGTCAGTCAGGTGCTTCATACTATGCATTGTTTGTACGTCTTTCTGCACTTAGTGGATCTACTACTTCCGGTGTGCAGAACTGGGATGATTCGCTCGTCAAGAATGTTGCTCTTCAGACAACAACCACAGATTCACCAACGACTGGTCTTCGTGTAATTAGCGATACCATTCAAGGTGGCCGTGGACTTCTTAACGTTCGTCGTCTAAATGAGGTTGGTACATGGAGTGGTGGTAAATTCACTGCCGATCCGTTTGTTTCACAAACCGCCAGCACCTCAGTTATTAAGATGATTGTTTCTGGTACAACTGATGGAGCCGCCAATGGCGCCGATGTCGCAACCGGTTCGCCTGTTGCCTTTACGACTTGTACTATTAGTTTCCCACTTGCAGACCGTCGTCAGTCAGACAACGATGGTGATTCACTTACCATTCCAGCGTTTGAGTCTAACTTTGGTACTACTCCTTCACCGGAGATTCCAGAGATTGATATCAAGGTTCAGTCCATTGCAGTTACTGCTCAGACTCGTAAGCTCCGCGCTCGCTGGTCACCAGAGCTTGCTCAGGATTTGAATGCATATCACTCGCTGGATGCAGAGGTTGAGCTCACCCAGATTCTCTCTGAGCAGATTGCTCTTGAAATCGACCGTGAGATTCTGAATGACCTCGTCCAGGGTGCAGATACTCGCTTCTACTGGTCACGTCAGCCAGGTGATTTCCGGAACAAGCGCACAGGCGTTGGTGTTTCCGCTAACTTCACCGGTACTGTTCGTGAGTGGTACGAGACTCTGATTGAGACAATCATTGACGTAGGTAACGAGATTCACCGTAAGACTCTTCGTGGTTCTGCTAA